TAATAGTCAACCTGCGCTTCATAGCTTGTAAGTTGCTCGTCGCTGTCGGTGGAAACCCTTGCGTAAGCTGCCACGCGACGCTTGACAGCGTTCGACTTTAACTGCGCCGACAAAGCTGGAGCGGTGGCAGGGATAACTCGAATATTAGCCATTATCCGTACCTCCCAGCGCCCGTTCTCTTGCGGTTTGCCTCATCTCGTCAGTCCAGCTCTCTCGTCGGGAGCGATTTTTCCATGTAGATGTTTGCTCTGTGCCGTTCTTAAAAGTAAATACCAGGACGCCGTCGTCGGGGACCGCTATCGCTGTGATTTTTTCTGCTAATACATTGGGGTCGTACTCAGCAAGCCCTAACACTTCGGTGCATTTCTCTTTGAGTATGTCCTCGGGTATTCGCTTGGCGGCACATTCGTGCTTTCCTCGGTAAGTGTAGGTAGCGCAAGCCCAAACCACCTTGGCATATTTTGTGCCGACCCCGCTTACCTTTTTGCGGAATTTTGCTCCACACTTTTTACAGGTGATTAGTCCCGAAAATTCGCTGAATGTCAGCTTCCGGGGATGATTTGCTTTTGCTGCCCGCCGAGCCATCTCAATCTGAACCGCATCGAAGGTCTCGCGGTCGATAATGGCTTCATGTGAACCCTCGATGTAGTATTTCGGCAGCTCGCCGCTGTTTGACTTCCATCGCTTTGTAAGGCGGTCAGTGATAAAGCCTTTTTGCAAGCACGTATCACCAATAAATTTCTCGTTCCCCAGAATAGAGCCTATAGTGCTTTCTGACCAGCGACCACCGCACTTGGTGGGGACTTTGAGCCTAATCAGCTTCTTCATAATCGCATTTTTACCAAGTCCCGATAAATAGTCGGCGAATATCATTCGAACGACCTCGGCTTCTTCGGGAATAATGGTTAACTTGAAGTCCTTATAGTCAAACCCGTAAATGCGGATATTGTTGGAGGGCTTGCCTTCCTTGAAATCTTTTCTGATACGCCACTTTTGGTTTTCGCTGACAGAGCGGCTTTCCTCTTGTGCGTAGCTTGCAAGGATGGTGAGCATTAACTCTCCGTCTCCTGAAAGCGAGTGCAGGTTTTGCTCCTCAAAATATACGCCGACGCCGAGATCCTTAAGTTCCCGTACAGTTTCAAGCAATGTGACTGTATTTCTCGCAAAGCGACTGATAGACTTCGTGAGGACGAGATCGATGCGTCTCGCACGGCAGTCGGCAAGCAGTCGCTGGTATTCAGGTCTTAAATCCTTCGTGCCGGTTTCCGCTTCGTCGGCATACACGCCAACATACTCCCATTCAGGTTTGCCCTGTATCAGATTGCTGTAATAGCTGACCTGAGCGGCAAGGGAATGAAGCATTTCATCTTTACCGCAGGAAACACGAGCGTAGGCTGCGACCCGTTCTTTGGTCGGTAATGGCACTGTTTGTTCAATTTTTGTTATCTTTCTGCCCATAATGGCCTCCTTTCGCACTACCATATATCACTCTGTTTTCCTTACATAGCAAGTCATTTTCGAGGAATATACTGCACGAGGATAAACCATGCTTTTGGGCAAGTATTGTATCTATTGACTGCAGGTCATCATCAGAAATGATGCCATTTGTATGCCAGTTTTTAAACACCGCCATAGCAGACTTGTAGCGGAGGATTGCTTCGTCTTTACTCATGGCAAGCCCTCCGTGACTGCCCAAAACAGGTGCGGGAACAGTATCGCCGACGTGCGTTACCATAGCTTTCAAACTCCGTGCTACAGATCGGGCATACGAAATGATATACGGCTCTGCGGTTCACAGCCTCAGGGTGTGCCTTCCACCAAGCCATACGGCACTTGTCCGAACAGAACCGTTTCTGCTTAGAACCTCGCATGTGCTGAAGTGGGATTCCGCAGTTGGCACAGGCATCAGTGGCCACAGGCAGTTCTTGGTTTATCGAAACGCTGATGTTATTTCGGCGGCAGTAGGACTTGACGGTGTTTTCGGACATACCGAGATCGGCAGCGATAGCGGCATAGCTGTCACCTTTGCCGCGCAAGTATTCAATCCGTTCTTTTTGAGCAGTAGTCATATGATATCCTCCATTCGGAGGGGAAATGAAAAGAACCCCTCTACCGTCTACAGACAGAAGAGGGGCACTTGCGTACCAGCATAAGCTGGTTAATCGGTTTTGATGAAAGCATCCGTAAATCCCGCCGCTTTTACCCTTTTGAGCATGGCATCGGCATTCGATTTGACGGCGTAAGCACCGACTTGTACACGGTATAGCTTTTTCGGCTCAGTTGGAGTGGGAGCGGGAGGCTTTGACGGTTCTGTTTCCGTGAGTAGCCTTTTGACCTCCGCTCTAAATGTATCCATTGACTTGCCGTGCTTCGGAAACCAGTGGCCGGGGTCGGCATGGTTGCTGGCGATGCCGCGCCTATGCCCCTCGTAATGACCGATAATAACGCCATCCGCCATCGGGTCGAGATTATACTCCTTGCAGAGATAGGCACACAGTTCGGTGGCTTCCTTGTAGACTGCGTTGAAATAGACTTTGTCGGTCAATCCATCCTCGCAGATTTCAAAGCTTGTGTGGCTGTCATTGACCGATCCTTTTGAGCCGGAGGCCCCATGCCAACCGCGGTGATTCCACGGCAATGTCTGATAAGTAGCGATACTCCCATCAGCCAGTTTTCCGATGAAGCCGTGTACGCAGACCTGCCGACCGTCCGGTTTGTCTTGATTCCAGTGGTTGTTATATTGATTCTTGCCCAAAAGTCCATCGTCCGGACCCACATAACGGCGCAGATTCGGATTGTTCGCACCGGTGGAGTGAACCATAATGCCTTTGACAGTAATAGTTCTGCCAGCCTTGTAGCAGGCGTTGTTTGTGAATATCAATTTTCGTAGATTCATTTTTGTTCATCCTTTCCATGAAGCTGTGCCAGCACACCTTTTAACTTTGCAGGCACGGGTAACCCAATAGCCGTGGCATTCTCAACGAGAGAAATTCCCTCATTAGCAATGTAGAAGAAGATAATCGCCGTACGAAGTGGTGCTCCCGTGCCGCCGAGCAGATAGGTGTCGATGAGATGACCAATGCCGACCACAAGGAATAGCGCTACCTTCTTGGCGATACCCTGCGCTCCGATTCGGCTGGACAGTTTCTTCTCCACAATTGCCCGAAGCACGCCCGTGGTGTAGTCGACGACCACGAAGGCGATGAGCGCATAAAGGAAACCGTCCAATCCGCCCAAAAACCAGCCAAGCGTACCTCCGATGGCTGCAAATGCAACCTGAATCCAAGTCCAAATCTCTTTCATTTTCGTTTTCCTCCTGTTTGATTGCATAAAAAACACCTGCTAAAATAAGCAGGCGCGAATGCTAATATGAATGATTATTCTTTAACTCTGTTTCGGGAGGGCCTCCCAAAGCCGCAAGTCTTCCTGACCGAGTGACCATAGGGCAAACCACGCAACCGCCATCGGTATGCCGCTTCATTTGCCCAGTAGACAATCGAATCCACGTCTTGGTAGTAGACGATACCAAAACCATCCCCATCACCGAGGAATATCCTCGAACACCAGACATTGATATCACGTGGTGTGAATTTTGCAGTATAGTCAGCGTTGCAGGGAATGTATAGCATCGCTGAATGCACGAAGTCGTAGTCCATCGAGATATCCTCATTTCGGGTAGAGGATTCCTCCACGTCTGAAGACAGCGTGAATACCTCGAATTCACTGTCCCATGTCACGTTACTCCGGGCGATCCTGCCGTAAGTTTCGTTAGTACCGTTTGGCATCGTCATATCAAAGGCTTCATACGGTTCGTAAGTCCAGGCATCGCCTAAACGCAGAAGTTCACACTTGATTTCATTGTCCGACCGAATGCCACAATAACCGCTTGTCGGTGATACCGTTGCCGTGAAGCGGAGGGTGTTGCTGTTGCCGGAATATACCCTCACGCGGTTGCCGCGTTTCCTCATTTCGATGAGATACATATTGGGGTTTGTTCGGATATCGGAGACGGGTGTTTTAGAGTAAGCTGATCCATAACTGCCGAGCAAAACAGATCCTTGATAGAGTTCCACTTGCTGCGTGTCAATGTTGATACAACAGAAGATGT